AAATCACCTTTTATGGGGTTTGTGAAGTCCATGGAAAAGACCGAGAAAATCAATAAGGTAAATCAAAGAATGGAAAAGCTGATTAATGCTCTAAGAAAAGGCCATTACACAGACGAGAAGTTTGAAATGATTGACCTTGAGCTTACCCTTATTAAGCAATTTTACAACGAATTAATATCACTTGAACCCGTAAAGCCGACCGAAGTCACTTTAGTGAAGGAAGAGCCGATAAAGCAAATAAATTTATCACATCTCAAAAATTCATTAAAATGGAACTAGAAATTAAAGGACTGGCCGATGGGCTAGACACATTCAAAAAAGAGGCTAAAGCAGCCATCGAAACCGCTGAACTAGAGGCTAAGACCGCTAAAGAAGTAAGCGTAAAATTAGGTGAAGACCTAACCGAAGTTAAATCAAGACTTGACGCTCACGAAATGAACGCCAAAGTAGCTAGAGAGAAAGCAGCCAAGCCTTCATTTGGTGAAGCATTCGCTAAATCAGTAGAGGAGAATTTTGAGGCTATCTCTAAAGTAAAGAAAGGCCAACCTTTCAAGATGGAATTGAAGACCGTAGGAAATATGCTTTTGTCTTCTAACCTAACAGGTGATTCAGTAGCTTCTTATTCAACTAGACAGGCGATTCTACCAAGTCAGAAGATTAACTTTAGAGATTTAATACCAACTGCCCAAAGTGCGACAGGTTTGTATGTTCAATACAAAGAAACTGTAGGAGAAGGCGCAATTGCAGCACAGACAGAAGGTAGCTCTAAAGGTCAAATTGACTTTGACTTTGCAGAAGTGAAAATCGTTAACGATTACGTGGCTGGTTTTGCTACTTACTCTAAGCAAATGATGAAGTCTTTACCTTGGATTCAGGGAACTTTACCAAGATTGCTAATGAGAAGCTTCTATGAGGCTGAAAACTCAATCTTCTTTACCGCTGTTTCAGGTGCCGCAACTGGTTCAACAACCACCGCAGAAACAGACGATGTTAAGCAGTTGATTGATTATATCGCTAACCAAAGAACTGCAAAATTTGCCGCTTCTTTTGGTTTGATTTCTCATAAGCAATTAGCCCGTTTGAATAAGTTAACCTATGTTAACGGATATTACAGCGGTTCAGGTGGTGTAGTAACTGCCCCTGATGGAACAATGACTATCAGCGGTATGCCTGTTATACCTGTTGATTGGGTAACTGATGATAAGGTATTGATTATCGACCGTGACTATCTTGAAAGAGTAGAGGTTGAAAGCCTTAACATCACATTCTCGGAAGAGGAAGGAAACAACTTCACTAAGAACTTAATCACTGCCAGAATTGAGTGTTACGAAGATATCAACTTGATGCTTCCAACATCTTCAATCTATGCTGATTTGGGTAACCTTACCTAATAATCAGAATTAATGTATAAATTAGGGGCGTAACAGCCCCTTTTTTTATGCCTAAAATAGCCGTTTTTAAAGTTATCTTAAACGATTACGATAGCCCTAAACCCTTCCATATTACCGAGGGGTACGATTATATTTTGATTACTGATAACCCAGATATTAAGCCGAACGGGTGGCAAGTAAGACTAGTACAACCGAGCGACAGCCCGCAATTAGATTCAAGGCTGTATAAATGGAAATCCCATCAATTTTTAAGTGAATACGATATTGTCATTTATGTAGATGCCAACTATCAGATATTGCATAGACTTGATAAGTTAGTCGATAAGCATTTTAGTGGGGGATTATTAACGTGTAAGCACGCCAACCGCTTTAATGTATGGGCTGAGATTGACAGGGTTAAAGAGTTAGGAGCGGAAAACGATATTAATCTACAAAAGGCATACAAGCTATTTAAGGATAACGGATATAAGGGCGATAACGGACTATATCAAAACGGGTTCTTTATTCGTGACCATAATAAAGAAACTAACGGATTTTGCGAGCTTCTTTATTCACTATTGGAGGGCTTCACTTATCGTGACCAGATAATGTTACCATATCTGCAATGGAAAACAGGGTTTAAGGTGGAGGCGTTTAGTTACTCGGTTATTCTGCAATTGCTAACACTTCATAAGCACAAAAAAAAAGAACCGTTCAAGGTTTGGCATATTGTGCCAGCGTCAGGGGATAAGGATTTAGGCGGGGCTATTAATATGCAGATAGAACCGATTCCCGATAATGATTGGATTTGTTTAAGGGATGGGGATACCATGTTTTTACATAGCGATTGGCCTAAACAGATAGAAGATATTATTTCTAAGCATGGCAATGAGTTTGATTTGATAGGATGCAAAACAAATCGGCTTGGCTGTAAGTGGTTGCTTCATAATGGGGTGGCTAGTCAAGACCCTAACGTACTTAATCACTATCAGATAGCGGTCGATTTACACGATAAGCATTATTCCGATGTTGAATACCTCGATAATACCTTAGCAGGGTTCTTTATGCTATTCCCCAAAAAGACATGGAACCGAACACGGTTCCCAGAGGGGCTATTTCACCAAAATAAGTTTATAGACTTCATGTTCTCGCATGAGGTGTACAAGTGGGGTCGAATAGGACTAGCTAAAGGGCTTTACATCTTCCATTTTTACCGATTCAATAAAAATATTAAGGATATAAGCCATTTGATTTGAATTGTGTATATTTGCTTAAACGATTATACAATGAAAGTCGAAGTTATTAAATCATTTATTTGTGGCGTGACTAAGAAACAATATTTCAAAGGTGATATAGTGGATTATTCTGATGATGTAGCGGAAAGAAGGGTAAATAAAAACAAGGTTGCCAAGTTTAAAGAGGGCAAAGAAGAAATAACCACTAAAGAGGAAAAGTTTAACCCCACCACTAAGAAAAAAGGAAGGCCGTTTAAATCATGAGAGTAGATTTAATTAATGTTTTGCCCGAAGATTTGCCCGTTAGCTTGTTAGAAGCTAAGGCACACGTGCGTATTGACTACAACAAAGAGGATGATTTGATTAATGACTTAATCAGAACGGCAACCGAGTACGTTGAAAGATACACGGGTCAGGCATTAATTACTCGTGAGATTACAATGGTAGTAAATAAATGCAGCGATGAAGAATTAGACCTATTATATAGCCCGATTGTGGCTATTGATAGCGTGTCGATTGCTGATGGTGTTTCAAGTGGAGCGGAAACGTACACCGCTACTACAAACTATGTAATCAGAGGCATTAAAGATAAATGGATTGATATTAGTGCAACTGATGTAAAGGTTGTTTATGATGCAGGTTATGGCACCGCTGCCGATGTACCGCTACTATTTAAAGAGGCTATTTTAAAGATGGTTTTCGATATGTGGGAACATAGAGGTGAAAGCGTAACGGGCACAATTAGTCAGTACACCAAACAAAGCATTGCAAGGTTATTGTATAGCCATAGAAAGACGATATTATGTTAGACAGGTTAATCACTATACAGCAAGAAAACAGCACCCGTGATTCAATGGGAGGTATGACTAGCGTATATGAGGACTTGTTTGAAACATGGTGTACTATGTATCCAATGAAAGGGAATAAATTACTTCAATTCAATCAGATTAGAAGTGGGTACCCGTACATTATCACCATGCGAAAAAATTTAGATAATGCAGTAAACGAAAAGAACCGCATAAAGTACACAAAGGACGATACCGATTTGATATTAGATATTCACTCGGTGGTGGAGATAGAAGAAAGGGGCTTTTGGTTGGAGATTGTAGCGGTTAGAAATACATGAAATTAGTAGGGCTTGCAGCTTTTAGAAATGACTTGAAAAAGCTTAGTGATGATAAGCAGACTAAAGTAGTAGGTGCTTTGAACATGACAGGATTAGATATTCAAAGGGTGGCCACTAAGTTTGCGCCTGTTAACAAGCAAGTCGGAAAAGGTGGAGGTATATTGAAAGGTGGTAATAAATTTAACCCAGCTACAAAAACAGACCCTATTATATCTGTTTACAATAATGTTAGCTATGCTCCGTATCAAGAATTTGGAACGGGCTTAAAGGTTCGGGTGCCTAAAGGTTATGAAGATGTAGCGATAAAATACAAAGGCCGTGGAGTAAGGAAAGTAAACCTAAAACCACAACCTTATTTAGTACCAAGTATTGAACTGAATACCCCGAAATTGATTGCACGTTTAAAAAAGATATTTAGTAAATGAAAAGCCCCGCAATACCATTATTAGAAGCCTATGCAACGGCCTTGCATGAAACGATAACGGTAAGTAGCGTGCCTATCCCTTACTACATAGCACCTCCAGAAGGTACAGGATTAAACTATATCATTTTAAGGGATTTGAACGCAGTGCCAGACGATGACAAACAGACTTTAAGTTATTCGGTCGATATACTTTTAGAAGTTATTACAAGCAATAAAGGCGGCAATAGTAGCCCCGTAAATGCAGCGGAGATAATCGATGGGATATTTAATATCATCATCACAAAAGGGGCAGGTTTTGTAAGTTTAGAACCCGATTGGAACTTAAATAAAAGTAGGTTGGTAAGCCAAACAATGTTACCACCTGAAAGAACTGAATCAGAAACAATAGTAAGAAATGCAATTTTAATTAATCACTTTATAGAAGAACTAGTTTAAGTTATGGCAAAAATAAACGGAACCTCGATGAGCATCACAATAGAGGGCACTACAATTGATTGCGTAGTGGATGCAACATTAGAAACATCAAGAAACCTATTCGATACATCTTGCAAAGATGATTTAGGATGGGCTACACATGGACAAGGCCAAGGAAGCGGAAGCGTTTCTGGTAATGCACGTGTTGATTTTTCAGCTACAATGGGCTATCAAGAATTAGTAGCTTTATTGATTGACAGAACGGCCATTGACGAGCTTATTTTTACCTCTGATACCGTGGGCGGTTTGGTTGTAACGTGTGCCGCTTCAGTTGCATCACTTACATTCAATGCACCTAATGAAGATTCGGCCACCTTTGATTTTACCTTTACAATTAACGGGGCTATCGTTGCAACTGTATTGACCTAATATGAGATTTACGAAAACTACTGCACAAGTAAACGGGGAAGCCCGACTATTTGTCTTTACTATGGCTACCCTAAAAGACTTTTGTGAGTACAAAGGTATTAACCCATCTAATATCGGGTCAGAAATGACAGGTTTAAACGGGTTAGAATCTCAAAAGGCAATATTCTATTCGGCCTATCGAATGGGGTTTGTGTACAATGACGAAGAGCCTCCAAAGTTTGTCAATCAATTAAAGATTGATGAGTTTATAGATGGGATTGAGCAATCAGAGTTCGACAAGGTTTTAAAATGCTTTGTTGCCTATATGTCAGTACCAGAACCGAACGAAAAAAAAAAGGAAGTGACACCCAAAAAGAAACAACCTTTGACGAAATAGAAGCCTTTGCTTTAGGTGAATTGGGGTTAAACCCCGATTACTTTTGGAGCTTAACATGGCGGGAATATTACTTTATTTGTGAGGGCTACTTTGAGAAAGAGGAAATAAAATGGGAACATACTCGCTCAATAGTAGCCCTTATTTATAACTCAAACGCTAAGAAGGGGAGCCAAAAGAAAGCGAAGGAGTTGATACCATTAAGGCGTGACGAAAGAAGGAAGCAAGCTAATTTAGAAAG